AGAACAATTCAAACAATAACGATCGAGGGGATCAATAAATGTCAAAATTTGAATACACCGATGAAATGGTTGCTCGTATGCATGATGTTGCATCTGCAGGAGTAACAGAAGAGTTAATCGAATCTCTAATGGAAGAGTTCGATTTTCCACGTAGATCTGTAACTGCAAAGCTTCGTAAGCTTGGTTACGATGTACCTAAAAAGCCTGGAGCAGCTCCTGTCTTTACACAAGAAGAGACAGACTCTCTAGCCGCATTCCTGAATTCAAACTCAGGTAACTTGACTGCAGAAGAAATTGCTGAACAGTTCGCTGATGGTAAATTTACAGCACGTCAAATTAATGGTAAAGCACTTTCTCTGGAAATGACATCTCATGTCAAACCAGCAGAAAAGAAAGTGACTCCACGTACTTACTCTGAAGAAGAGGAAGCAACAATTACCTCAATGGTAAATGACGGCAAATTCTTAGAAGAGATTGCAGATGCAATGAGTCGTTCAGTCAACTCAATTCGTGGTAAGCTACTTTCAATGGGTCTTAAAGCACCTCAACGTGACAAGAAAGACGCAAAAGCTGATCCATATGCAGGCATTGAAGATATGCTTGATCAAACTGTTGAAGAGATTGCAGAATCTTTTGATAAAACAGTTCGTGGTGTTAAGACAGTTCTTACTCGTCGTGGTCTGTCATGTGCAGATTATACACCAAAAGCTTCTGGTGAGTAATCACCCTTCAAGCTGAAACTAAGGGGTGAGTAACATCACCCCTTTTTTTTATAGGTAAAAATGACAAAAAAATATATATTAGAAGATATACCAGATGAAGTTCTTGATCAGATACTGTCATTACAACCTAAATCTAAAAGTCATTACTTTTCTAAACTAGCTAAAGAATTTTACCCAAATCTAAAAGATGAATCTGAAGAATATGTAGAACTTATTGAGTCTTATGTAAGTTCTTTTTATGTAGAAAAAATGTATAGAACAAATCGATTTTTCAATGAACGCTTTACTCCAGTCTATACAGATACAGGATTAATAAGAAATATCATAGCAGATTTATTCTATACAGATGATGACCTAATAACTCATTAACCCCACCCTAATTTAATAATTAATTTGCGTAAATATCTTTTTTATGTTACTATACATAAAATATAGGAGTAGTTTATGTCAAAACAGCAAGAAATTTCTGAAACAAAAATTAGACAAGCAATATGGATGATTAAAGCAAAAAAGACTAAAAAGTCTATTTGTGAACACATTGGTATTGCTTACAATACTAAACGTCTTGATACAATTATTAAAGATTTTCACGAAAAACAAGAGCGCGAGGCACAACTAAAAAAAGCCGCAAGAGCAAAAAAGTTTACATCTGAAGAGAAAAAAGCTATAGCAGCAGACTATCAAAACGGAGATTCCCAGTCAGCCATAGCAAAACGTTATTACATATCTCCTCAAAGGGTTAAAAACATATTAATCGAGATGAATGTCCCTATCCGAGGAAGAGGTAAAAATGCTGCAGCTAAAGTTGATCATGTTATTCAAGATTTAGAAGTACGGTTTGCTAAAGGAGATAAAGTATTTTTAGCAGAAGAAAACTGTTTTGCAGAAGTACGAGAAGCCTATGACGAAGATTATATTGAGCAAATCGAAAACGGTAGACAAAAATATATAGAACTACATCCTTTTAATCCTGACCCTAAAACAGGTTTAGCAGGGTTGTATACAGAACCTCAGCAAGGAGTTCACTACGAGTTGTATTGGTTAATCGAAGGTGAAGAAAATCCTAAATGGAAACTAAATGCGTTCTTGCATCATCGTAATCAAATTAGTAAAATAATAGAAGATACTGGTAGAGAGTCTTATTTAATATATAAAACAAATGATTACGGAGGTTATAAATTTGTAACCCGTGATCAACTATTTCCTGTAAAGAGCACTTAATGGCAATTGACTTACAAAAACTTACTTTGCGTAGATTATTAGATACGCAAAGTAATGATCTATACTCCAAATTACTTGGTCAATATTTTACTGGTATTAACTCAGTAGTATATGACAAAGTAAAATCATTTTATAAAGCTAATACAAGACTTCCCTCAACGGATGAGATACTTGCTTTACGCAAAGATATTGGTTTACAAGAGTATATTGAAAATCAAATATGTGACGAAGAAAACGTTAATGATTTGATTCAAGATGAGTTTTTAATAGCACAATTACAAGATTTTTATATTCGTGATGAAACTATAGATTTTATGGATAAATTTGTAGATCAACTTGAAGATTTAGAAAAAGTAGAAATAGTTGATAAATTTCAAAATCACTTACTTAAATTAAATCAAGCTATACCACATGATGATGAACTTTATGATATAGCTGAATTAGACTTTTTCCCAAGCGAAGAAGATTTCAAGATATATCCTTCTGGGCTATCTTCAGAATTTGATGCTATAAATGGTGGTTTTGCCACACAAGAACTAGTAATGTTAGGCGGTAGACGTGGGTCTGGTAAGTCTATTATTTCATTAAACTTAGCACTGAACCGTTTTTTACAAGGCAACACAGTAGCGTTTTTTACTATTGAGATGAGGTATAAAGAAGTTTATGATAGAGTGTTATCAATTATATCTGGTGTTCCGTTTTTAGATATATTTAGAAATCAGTTATCTGATACACAAAAGATTACTATGGCTAAAGCTAAATTTAAAAACTTCTACAAATCTTCTGACAAAATTGAAGGACTAATAAAAGAACTTGAATATACTAAAGATTTTAAAAACTTTGAAAAGCGTGTAAAAATAGAGCAACCTGAATTAAAAGATCATAGACTTTTTATGATAGACGATGAGTCTTTAACCCTTAATAGGATTGATCATTATTGTAATATGTTCTCTTCTAAATATCCAAATTTTAATATGTCTGTTGTTGATTATGTAAATATTATTAAACATGAAAATCAAAAAGATTGGCAAACTCAAATAACTATCGCAGACAATTTAAAATCGCTTTCTAGAAAATATGATTTAACTATGATAACTCCTTATCAAATCGATGCTACAGGCGAAGCAAGATTTGCAAAAGGACTTCTTGATTCTGCTGATCGTAGTTTTAACTTCTTCCCTCCTGCTGAAGGAGAAGATAGAGAGCTAGAAAGTAAAATATCTATTCATACAACTAAAATGAGAAACGGTAAACACATGAGCTTTGATGTAATGATGGATTGGAGCTGTGTAAAAATTGACCCTAATCGATCAGCAACAATAAACGAAAAACCTCATAATGCTGTGAAATTTGGCACTAGTAAGCAAGAAACTGCAAAGGATCTATCATAATGGAGTTAGTAGAGCTTCTTAATCATAGAGGAATCGAATATGCAAAAACTAATAATCCTTCAGAAATACTAATATCCTGTACAAGCGGAGAGCATACTGATAAGTCTCCAAGTCTTTCTTATAATCTTGAAAAAAATATATTTCATTGTTGGAGTTGTGGTTTTAGCGGTGGTATTACTAAGTTTATGACTTCTATAGGAGAGACAACAAGACTTGACGTAGATAGTAAGCAGCCGTATAAAATTAAGAAGCTAAAAGACAAGATAAGAAATATTATTGAAGTAGATGAGATTAAACTACCCACAGAAAGACACCTTTATAGTGGAGAATTTAAGTCAATCGAGGGAAAAACACTAAAAGAATTTAATGCATTTACAACTTCCCAGTTTGGTTTAGAAGATTATATTTGCTTTCCTGTTCATCAATTTGGTAAACTAAAATTTATTGAAGGTAGATTGATGAAATCTATAGCTGGAAAGCCAAAATACTATAGGCGACCACAAAAAGCTACAGTAAATGATATACTATTTCCTTTAGATAGAGTAAATAATACAAATTACGTAATACTAGTTGAAGGTATATTTGATATGCTTAATATGTGGCAACTAGGATATAAAAATACCCTTTGCATATTTGGTGCTACTAATTTTGGTAGAAAAAAGTTAGAAATACTAGATAGAATCGGTGTTACAAGAGTTGACGTACTTATGGATCCAGATGCAGCAGGTCAAATGGCTGCTGTTAAAATAATGACAGCTCTTGATTCAAAAAATATTTCGTCAAGAAATGTAAAGTTACCAGTAGGCGTTGATCCTGGAGATTTAAACAAAAGACAAGCGGAGAGTTTTCTTAAATGATAAAAGTAAATAAGTGTGAAGAACAAGAAGATGGTTCTGCTATTCTTGAACTGGATTTAGATGAAGAAACTAGAAACAAACTATTAGCGTATGCTATTGTAGATTTACTTAAAAAAATGATTGAAAGGGAAGAAAATAGTGAGTGATGTATGTTTTGTATTCGCTAGCGGAGCAGAAAAAGAACCACAAAAAATAATTAATAAGTATTTAAAAGACACTGAGTATGATGTAAAATACTTACATTCAGGAAGTAAAGAAAAGATACTTAAAAAAGATATTGATTTAGACTTTGACGATCTTGAAGACTTTAAGATACTGGCTCTTATGGGGGCAGAACCTTTAAAGTATATTGCAGGCATGACAGGTGTTCAAAAATATAATGGTATGTTTATTGAGAAAAAATATTTACCAATTATGAACCCTAATATTGTTGTATTTAAGCCACAACTTGAAGACGATATTATTAGAGCTTTTAATCAAATACCAAAACTACTTAGTGGCGAAGATATTGGTAAGCAACAAGACAAAGACTATTGTTTTATAGAAACTGAAGAACAGTTCAATCAGTATAAAGAGGAAATGTTTGATGCTAAAACTCTTGTAGTAGACATAGAAACAACTTCAGTATCTCCTCATACAGGTACAATTTTAGGTATAGCTATATCTACTAGACCTCATCAAGGTTTATATGTATCTATTGATATAGTAAATAAACATAAACAGTGGTTTCATGATCTGTTTTATGAGAGAAATTGTATATTCCATAATTCAAAGTTTGATACAAACTATATGGAAACTGAGTTAGGATTTGAATTTCCAGAATATGAAGACACTATGCTTCTTCACTATTGTTTAGAAGAAGCGGTTGGTACACACGGTCTTAAACCTCTTGCTCTACGCTTTACAGATCTTGGAGATTATGAACGTGAATTAGATGATTATAAAAAGTCTTGGGCACGTAAAAATAAAGTTAAACTTGCAGACTTTAACTACGGAATGCTACCAAGTGATATTCTTGCTCCTTATGCTTGTAAAGATGCCGACGCTACGTTTCAACTCTACGGAAAATTCAAACCTTTAGTAGATAATAGTGAAGAGTTTTCAAAACTTTATAAAGAGATACTTTTACCCGCAACTCATGCAATGAAGCAACTTGAAAAGAATGGTGGACCTATCGATATTGATCAAGTTAATTGGCTTTCAGAACAGTATCAAATTGACGTAGAAGAATGTTTAGAAGAGATAAACAATCACGAAGCTGTACAACGTTTTGAGCGTATTTATGAAAAAACCTTTAATCCTAATTCTACAGCACAGCTAAGAGATTTATTCTTTTCAATAATAGGTCTTAAACCTACTAAAAAGACAGATACAGGTGCATATTCTGTAGACAAAGAAGTATTACAGAATCTAAACCACCCTCTTTCTGAAGCTGTCTTAGAATTAAGAGAAAAAACTAAAATGGCTGGAACTTATATTTCCAACATTAGAAATGGAGTAGATCGAGATGGAAGACTTCGTAGCGGTTTTAATGTTCATGGTACCACTTCTGGTCGTCTTAGCAGTAGTGGTAATCTTAATTATCAAAATATTCCAAGAGACAACAAAGACATAAAAAAGCTATTTAAGGCAAGACCAGGATATAAAATCATACAATGTGACCTCGGAACTGCAGAGGTGTATTATGCAGCTATGTTAAGTGGAGACCAGTTTCTACAAAAAGCTTTTATCGATAAGTTAGACTTTCACTCTTATGTAGCAAAACAAATGTTTAATCTTCCTGTAGAAGTTAGTGAGGTAAAAAAGCAATATGCTGCTCAACGTCAATACGCAAAAGCTATTACCTTTGGTATTATGTATCAAGCAGGCCCGGCTAAAATTGCTGAAACTGTAAATAAAGATGCAAAACCAGGTGAAGAAATAAGTTCTGCTCAGTCGAAGCAGTTTATTCAAAAGTATTTTAACGAAGCAAGATCACTTAAAAAGTTTATTGAGGCATCTAATCAACAGATAGAAAACTATGCATACATATACTCATTCTTTGGTAGAAAGCGTAGGCTGCCAGAAGCAAAATCACCTAATCGTGGAGTGTCACAACACGCAATTAGATCTGGAGTTAACTTTTTAGTGCAGTCTGTTGCTTCTGATATTAATATTCTTGGAGTAGTTGACCTTATTAAGTGGATTGCTGATAAAGGTTATCAAAAAGATATTCTTCCTTTTACTGTCGTCCATGACTCAATTGTTTCCGAGGTTAGAGAAGATCTAGTTGATGAATATATCGAGAATGCACGTGAGTGTATTCAAAGAGATCGTGGTTTATCTATCCCTGGTTGCCCGATAAAGGTTGATTTTGAAGTTGGCCCAAGTTGGGGGGACTTAACAGAATTATGAGATGGTATGATTACATAGTTTGTTTATTTACTGCATATTCTATGACTTTAGCTTTTATAACTACAGATTTACTGTATTTAATTATTACATATTTTAGCTTTTCTTTTTATGCGGGATATAGAAGAGAAGCTAATGAAATATAATCCCAAATTTAAACTTAATCCTGATGATATAGATTTGATTGAAAAGTCGTTAAGGGTTATGATGCAATACGGTAATAAAGAAGAGTGTAGAGAGCTTCTTGCTAAAATACACCATCAGAAAATATGGTATAGACCAAAAGGTGAAATATACGTAAGTGGCTAAATATGCTAAAGTTCAATTTCCCTTTTTTGGTCTTAATAAGAAACCACACTTAATAAAGTATGATTTACAAAAGATTTCAATACAACGTAATTATCGTAGTCACTTAGAAACTGTAGATGATAAATCCTTAAAGGGTGACTATTTTGCCCGTCTCGCAAGCCTTGAACATCGTGTCCATTTTGATGTAACTTGTAAAAACATTCAAGAACTAGTATACGCAGGACCAAAATGGGGTATGGATTTTCAAGCTCAACCATATGATCTTTCTCGTCAAGAAGTTGTAGCTGCCTATAACAATAAAGTAGTAAAAGTAAGAAATAATAATGTATGGATAAAAGATGTATCTTATCCTTTTACTATACCTACTAATGAGACTTTAGTAATTACTGAAGATATTTATGCCACACTCGTAAAAATTGGTTATGAGTGGTATTTGAAAGAGTTTATGTTTGAACCAAAAGATATAACATACATGATGATATGAAAAAAGCAAAAGTTAAAAAGATAGTAATATCTGATAAAATATATATCTATAAAGAAGGGGTAGAAGATGCAGATAAACTTATACAACTATATACCTACGACAATGGAGATGATTTTTTATCCACCATCTCAGAAGACGAAGAACACTATATCGTACCGTCAAATTCTTACCACAAACTTGAATGGGAAGAAATCGAAGACCAAAGGAACTTTCAGCAAACTGACTCAGATTTAAATTTTATAGGTGAATTAAGGTGGGAACAATCAGAAGTAGTAGATAAGTTCTTTTCTCGTGGGAGAGCACGATCTGGGATACTTCAGGCACCTTGTGGTTGGGGTAAAACGTTTACAGGTTGTGAAATTATATCTCGTAATAAAACTAAAACGCTAGTGTTAGTTCATACAAAACTACTATTTAGGCAGTGGATTGAGGAGCTTGAGCGGCAGATTCCAGGAGTCAAGATAGGTAGAATAGGTGATAGCTTGTTTGATATACAAGATATCACTGTTGGTATCTATAAATCAGTCTATAATCGTAGAGACGAACTTTCAGAAAAGTTTTCTATGATTCTTGTAGATGAAGCACATTTATGTCCTGCAGAAATGTTTTCAACCGCGCTTAATTCTATAAATGCAAAAATTAAAATAGGAATTAGCGCTACTCCTCGTAGAAAAGATGGAAAGCATGTTTTCTTAGCAGATTATTTTTCTCCTTTTATGGTAGAGGCGCGTGACCCTCGGCAACTACAAGATCCTGTTGTATTAGTTAAGCGCACAGATTTTAGGTTTCCTGTCATAGATCCAAAACGAGACTGGTCGCGCCAGCTTAACAAACTTTGCAGTAATCAAAAGTACTTGGAAGCTATCGCTAATTTTGCAAAAAGCCAAATAGTCACCGGTCGTTGTCCTCTTATACTCGGAGAACGAGTGCAAATGTTAAAAGACTTACAAACACTCATACCAGAAAGTGTATGCTTAATAGGAGAATCAGATGAATCAACTAGAGAAGACGTTCTTCAAAATGTTGGAGGAAAATACAAGTGTGTTCTCTCAACCAGGCTCTTTGATGAGGGTATATCTTGTCATAGGTTGGATACTCTTTACCTTACTTGCCCTTCTAATAACCCTATTAAATTAGAACAACGTATAGGTAGAATTATCAGAGAACATGAAGACAAGCAAGTACCTATGATCGTAGACTGGTGGTTATCAGGAGGAATAGTTGCTCGTCAACAAAAAAGTAGACTTGAATGGTTTAAGAAACGTGGATATTACATACTCTAGTAAGTATACAAGGCTAAGTTCAGAGGAAGTTGAGAGCTTATACCAATTTATAAAATTAACTTCTGGAGACGCACTAGAGTTAGGCAGATTGTATGGAGGATCTACAAAAATTATACTACAGGGATTAGGTAAAAATCAAACTTTAACAAGTGTTGATCTTTATAATAAACCTTTAAAAGCTTTTAGTAGACATGAAGAATATTTATTAGATAAACTATTTATTATAACAGGAGACTCTAATACAATAAAATTAGGTAAAAAGTTTGAGACAGTTTTTATCGACACTAATCACTCTTATCAAAATTTGTCTTTAGACTTAAAAAACTGCTGGAAGCATGTTGATAAATATTTCTTATTTCATGATTATAGAAAACCTACATATGAAGCTGAAGGTGTTAAAAAAGTAGTTGACTACTTAATTAATAGTAAAAAGCTAAAACTTATTAGTCTAACACAAACACTTATAATAACAGAGAAAAATGCAGAAAACTTATTTTAATCTTAGCGAAATACGAAAAAAAGCAAGACAAGATCAGGCTGCTATATTAATCTTGACACTTGCTCAAACAAAATTGTATAATCCTTATACAACTACAGGTTTAATGAAGTCTCTTAAAATCAATCATGTTCCACCTTTTTTATTAATAAACGGAACACTTGAGCAAAGAAGAACATTAAAATGTAACTACAAGACACGAGAGCCAATGAGTTATTTTAAAAATCCCTGGTTCTTAACTCAAAATGTTAGTACAAAAGATAAAATTGATTATTTACAACTGCTTTCTATGAGAAGGATTAGTGAAGACGTAGACTACATACCGCAAGACTATGTTGCAGCTCAAATCACTAATCCGTTTATAGAATGTAAAGATGATAAAATATATTTTACACAAGAGTCCTCGGTTTCGAGGAAATCCTACACTTAAGAACCAACGTTCAACAAAGGAGAAACACTATGGTCTCATGGGATCAAGCCAAAGGTAAACAAGCCTCTGGAAACGGGAACAAACTAAGAGAAATTGAAAGACTATCTTTAGGTATCGGAGATACAAAAGTAAGATTGGTCGGAGAAGTTATGCCTAGATATTGTTATTGGGTAGTAACTACAGAAGGCAAAAAAATGCCTGTTGAGTGTCTACAATTTAACAGACAAACTGAATCATTTGATAATTCAGCACAAGACCCGTTCAAAGAAATTGATGAAGCAATTTTTGCGGATAAACCTCAATTCTCATACGTATGTAATGTAATAGATAGAGCTGATGGAAAAATAAAACTATTTGATCTACGTTCAACAATATACTCTCAAATTGTAGATTATGCTACAAATCCTGATTATGGTAACCCTGCAGGAGATGATGACGGTTATGACATTACTATTAAAAAAGAAAAGACAGGACCTCTTCCACAAAACGTAAAATATTCTTGCCTTCCTGCACGCAATAATTCACCTCTAAAAGATGACGAAAAAGCTCTAGAACTTTACGATCTAAGCAAAATCTATAAGCGTCAAACATATGAAGAGCAAAAAGAGTGGTTAATGAAAAACACATCTTACTTTGCTGGAGATGTCTCTGATGAGTTCAAACCAGCAGAAGATGTGGATGATTTGGCATGAAGAAAACTCTCTCAGAACTAGCATCTGCAAACTCAGAAACTAAAACTTCTGAAAATAAGTTTGGTGCGTTTAAATCAGTAGAGGGAGACAAAGCAGTCATTGATCTTAATGAGTTAAGAAAGCATAACGTATTTTTTGCAACGCCGTGTTATGGTGGAGTACTTACTGATCAATACTTTTTAAGCATGTTTAGAATGTCACAAGCATTTATGCAGCATGGAATCAACTTTAGGATTACAACGCTACGTAATGAGTCTCTCATAACTCGTGCTAGAAATATACTAACAGCTATGTTTTTAGAAAGTGAGTGTACACATTTAATGTTTATTGATGCTGATATCGAGTTTCAAGCAGAAGATGTAATGAGAGCACTTGCATATGATAAAGATATCATGGCTGCTGCTTACCCTAAAAAAGCACTCCCAATACAGTACGCTATAAACTTTAAGTTTCTTAATCCAGACACTAAACAAATTCGTGTTGAAAATGGAGCAATTGAAGTTCTTGATGCATCAACAGGTTTCTTTTTAATTAAAAGAAAAGTAATCGAAAAAATGATGCAAGCACATCCAGATCTTCATTATCGTAATGATTCTAATATAGATCCAAAGTTTAATAAATACTGTTATGCATTATTTGATACTATTTTAGATCCTGATGATAATCGTTATCTTTCAGAAGACTATACTTTCTGTAGAAGATGGCAAAAACTTGGGGGAGAAATATGGTTAGATCCTAATACTAAACTTAACCACGTTGGAGCATACACCTTTGAAGGTGATGTTTCTAAAATAATAAATCGTGGTTAAAGTTGTTAAATTAGAATATAACAACCCTGCATTTCAAGCAGAGGTTGAGTGGGATATAACTCAGCGTTGTAACTATAATTGTAGTTATTGTGCAAGTTATAGCACCACTCAACCTTTTTATTTTAGACCTTTAGAAGAGTATATATCTTCTTTTGAGTATTTAAGATCTTATTTTGGAAATAAAAGAATAAGATTAACTTTTTTAGGGGGCGAGCCTACTCTATATAAGCTATGGCCTGAGTTAATTAATTGGTTACATGAAAATAATTTTGTGCCGCACCTAACAACTAATTTATCTGTTCCTGTTGAAAGATATATCCATAGATTAGCTAATATCACACCCTTCATATCAGCAAGTTTTCACCCAGAATACGCAGATAAGACAGAGTTTATAAGAAACATTATAGCACTGAAACATAAAAACTTACTAGTAGGCGTTAATGTATTAGGTCTTAAAGAAAGTTGGGATTACTGTGTACAAGTTTTTAATGAATTAAATAAAATTACACACACAGGAATGACTAGAATAAAAAATGAATTTACAAATACTCTTAGTATTGCAAATGATTTCATAGAATACACAAGTGATCAAGAAAAATATTTTAGTAAAAAAGATCAAACAGATGAGTTTATGACCGTAACTCTTGATAATGAAGAAATAATACATCCATCAATTAATGCTATAAGATCTTCAAGCATGAGAAACTTTAAAGGTATGAATTGTGAAATAGGGCAAACGAGGATTCATATCAAGCCTAATGGGGATGTCTATCCTAGTGCTTGTATGTTAAACTATCCTAAAGCTGTCATGGGAAATATTTATAAAAAGAATATAAAGAAAGTAACTAAAGAAGTTATATGTCCTTACGTAATGTGCGCCTGCGGTCCTGATATAAGAATAAAAAAGACACAAATATGACGTACTACTAAAACTGCGGAACTACGTTCCACGCTGCGGCACTCCGTGCCGGCGCTAACAAACATATGTTCAAGCCTTGTTCAATAGCTATTCACCTACGGTGTAACTCTGTTCACTAGCTACAAACTAAATTAGCATACTTTTTGGAAAGGTGCAATGAGTAAAATTTCACTATCAGAGATATACAATAACGGATTGAATAAAGAAATAGCTGGAAATAATGATAAAGGCTCTATTCATTCTTACATCATGATATATGAAAAACTGCTATCTAGCTATCGCAGCTGTGCTTCAAAGTTTTTAGAAATTGGAGTAGCACAAGGCTATTCACTTCGTATGTGGAATGAGTATTTTAATGATCGATGTGAAGTAAAAGGAATTGATATCTCTAAAGCAAAGTTATGCGATAACTCTTTAGATGTAACTTTAGGAGACTCAAAAGATGCTATTTTGTGGCTTGATTGGGATAATTTTGATGTTATTATAGACGATGGAGATCATAATTCAGAAGCACAAATGCAGACAGCTGAGATCTGGTTGCCTAAGATTACTGATACAGGAATTTATATAATTGAAGATGTTTCTTATTTGCATACCGATCTTTTAAAACAACTAATCGCTAAAACTGGTAAAACAGATTGGACGGTTGACGTATTTGACATGAGAGAACTAAAAAGTAGAGCTGACAACGTGATGGTGGTAATAACTAAAAATGGTGTGAGTTATGAAAATTGAAGCATGAAAACAATAAGCTTAATACAACCTAATTTTCAAATGAACAAATTCGGTACTAGATTTTTCATTCCCTATTCTGCTGGAACAATTTGGGCATATCTAAAGAGCAACACTAGCGACGTTGAACTAAACCGTTTAGTTTTTATGCGTGAGCCGCTAGAAGAGTTAGCACAAACAATATGTAACGATACCTTAGTAGGTTTTTCATCCTATATCTGGAATCGTGAATACAATCTTGCTTTAGCTAAAAGGCTAAAAGAACTCAATCCTAATATTATTATAGTCTTTGGAGGTCCAGAGATGGAAATTTTAGACTTTGAGTTTTTTAGTAAATTTCCAATGATCGATATTCATGTGCTTAATGAGGGTGAGCTTACATTTAACGCGATATTAAACAATATAGATAATTGGGATGAAGTACCAAATATTATATATAATAGTAAGGGTAAAACTATTGCAACAAAAGCAGCCTCCAGAATTATGAATTTAGAGCAGATCCCATCACCTTATTTAACTGGAGTATTTGATGATATTTTGAAAAAATACCCTGAGTATACTTTTGCTGCTGTTTTAGAAACTAATCGTGGTTGCCCGTATCAATGCACCTTTTGTGATTGGGGATCTCTCACATACAGTAAAATAAGAAAGTTTCCACTTGAACGTGTATTTGCAGAACTTGAGTGGATATTTAATACTAGAAAAATAGATGAAATTGCACTAGCTGATGCTAACTTTGGTATATTTGTAGATCGTGATGAACAAATTGTAGATAAATTTATAGAAGAATATCAAAAATCAAATCATAATATAGAATGGAAAGCTTCCTATGCTAAAAATCAAAACATTGCTGTCGTAAAAATGATGAAAAAATTAGCTGATAAAACAGATGCAGCTAAGAATTTGGGTGTGTCCCTGCAGACACTTACAGAAAATGTTTTATCTGATATAAAAAGAAAAAACCTTCATACAAATAAAATAAAAGAAATTTACGAAATAGCAAAAAGCAGTGATATGAACATTGTTGTTGAATTAATACTAGGACTACCCTCAGAAACACTAGAAAGCTTTAAACAAAGTTATTATGATCTATTTGATATCTCTCCTGAGATAACAATACAACAACACACTCTTGCAGGTTTAAATAATGCAGAGCTTACATTAACAGGCCAAGGAGGAGTTAAATGGTCTGTGCAAGACTATGTTATAAACGAAGACTATGAAGGTGTAAGAGAAAAAATAAAAATAGTACATAGTACTGATACAATGACTAATGACGATATTATCAAAGCTAATATATTTGCTAATATGATGATAGCTTTTCATTTTGGTGGGGTATCTAATATAGTATCAATCTATGCAAACAAACAAGGCATATCATACGCACAGTTTTATAATGGATTTTATAAGTTTTTAGAAACTGATAATTATATTTCTAAATATAATAAAGAAGTAAAAAGTTGGTATAAGCTGTGGTATAAAACAGGAAAATGTCATCACAATCCTGTGCAAGAAGTGCTATTTGGATCAAACAATGATAAATATCATCTTTTAATAAAAATGCATTTTGAAGATCTTATAGATTACTTACTAAACTTAGTACAACAATATATAAAGTTTTTAGGCATCTATAACAAAGATATTATGAATATACAAAAATTAATACCAATTAGGTTTAAAAAACAAAACGATTATCCTATTAATTTAAAGTATAATAATAAAAATATTAATATATATAAACTAAATAGCTCTGAAACTAATTTATTTTATTTTTTAAAAAATCTATACTTTGAAAGAGATGACTCTTTTGGAGTAGCAAAAGTAAAAGGACTTGAAGAATATCTATGACAAAAATACTATGTTCAGCCGACTGGCACATAATACTACATAAAAAGAAAGTTCCGTATGATTGGCAAGTTTCTAGATTTAAAGAGATGTTTCGGAAACTCATTGCTCTTGAACAGCGTTGTGATGTACACATTATTGCTGGGGACATATTTGATAAAAAACCAGAACCAGATGAAATCTGTCTGTTTTTAAGCTATATCAACTCAGTCACAATTCCAACCTACATCATTCCTGGAAACCATGAAGCAACTAAGAAAGGAGAGTCGTTTTTTGAATACTTTACGCAAGAAAATGCAATCAAAAATGAAAATGTACGCGTCTTCACTAGAAATGGAAATGCACGCGTTGGTAGCGCAAATTTTTGCTTCTTCCCATATGGCGAAATGCAAAAAGATAATGTCCCGCCTTATGTTGGAGGCGAGATTCTTGTTACCCATATTCGTGGAGAGGTCAAGCCGCACATTACGCCAGAGTTTGATTTTGAGAGACTTAAAAGCTGGAAACTCATACTGTTGGGCGACTTGCATTTTAACCATCGTTACGGTGATACAAATGCTTATTATCCTGGTTCTCCTTTAAACACAACATTTGACAGGGATGAAACTCGTCAATATGGAGTAGATATTTATGACTATATAGACGATAGCAACTACTCTCGTGAGTTTTACGATCTTGATTTACCAAAACTTATCAGACGTAAAATTGGAGTGGGAGAAGAAATGAAGTCTGATCCTCGGCATCACGTAGTTTATGAGGTAGCTGGATCGCTAGATCAACTAGCTAAGATTGAAAATTCTGAACTACTAGATAAAAAGATGGTAGAAAAACCACAAGAAGACAGCACACTAGATCTCAAAAATAAAACACTGCATGAAGAGCTTGAGATATATCTTAACCACATAAAAGTATCAGATATAGACACCGTTCTTAATGAGTTTAAATCTTTAAATGTCAGTTGATCTTTCATTAAATCGTGTATATTGGCAATACATTCAAAATAAAACATATCTACGTCCAAAACTTGACTATCTATGTTCAGCCATGATTCCTTCTATTGGTGTAAAAGCAACTGTTCCTATGTATTATCGCAGAAGTAATACGATTAAAGAAGATCTAGTATCGCTAGTAAAAAAGTTTGTAGAACGTTATCCTGACAATCGATATGTTATTTCACTAAGCGGTGGAATAGATTCAGAAGTAACAGCTGAAACTTTCTATGAACTTGGTATACCATTCAGAGTACTAACTCTTAAGCTTTTTGAAGGATCTAATTATCACGATATTATGTGGTCTGTAAAATACTGTAAACAGCGTAAACTAAAACAAAAGATCATTAATTTATCTATAGATAAAATGCTTCAAGAGACTATACCAGAAGGTGTGCAGCACGGACAGTTCACTCATTCATATTCTCAAATTGCGCTTACTGAACTTTTTAATCATGTAGATGAAGATGAAATATTAATCAACTCAGGTCACAATCCAGATTTTCATACGGAAATAGGTATCGGATGGTGGGAAGACTCACCTAATATAGTAAAGTATGCTATAGCTAAAAAACACAAATTCTTTACTTTTACCTCTCTTGAACCTGTATTTTGTCACTACGCTGCTAACTATGATAAAAATCAACCAGGAGACAAAGATAATGAGTTTTTATATAAAAGTTTTCCAACTCTAGAGCGTAGAGAAAAGCTAACAGGCTGGGAACATAATAAAAACGTAATTGGACTATTACAAGATAGAATAAGATCTTGTGCAGCATACAAACATCAATCATTTATAACATGGGAAACATTCACTCTCGCTTATATGAGAAAAGTTTTTGTTCAAAAAGGATTACAAGGAAAATACTATGAGTAATATCACACTTTCAAATTTGCAATTTTCAAATATGTTTTCATATGGAAAAGAAAATTCACTTGATTTAAATAACTCAAGAATAACTCAGCTTACGGCTCCGAACGGTAGTGGTAAGTCATCTATTGCAATGATTATACAAGAGATATTATTTAATAAAAATGTTAAAGGAATTAAAAAAACAGATATCCTGAACAGATGGAGTAAAGATAAGCAATGGACTGGATTTTTAGAATTTGACATTGATGGAGCTAGTTACTCTGTTTCTGTACAGAGAAGCGGCGCTTCAACAAAAGTTCAATTGTTCAAAGCAGGTATTGATATCTCAGATCATAAGGTTTTAGATACTTATAAAAAGATTCAAGAGCTATTAGGACTAAACTTTGAAATTTTTTCTCAACTGACATATCAATCATCAGTAGATCTATTAGAGTTTTTAAAGGCAACAGATACTAATCGCAAAAAGTTTTTAATTAACTTATTCAATTTAGAAAAGTATATAACAATTGGTGATAAAATTAAAGTTCAAGCACAATCTATTGATAAAGAATTTAATATTCAAAAAGGAGAGCTAAAATCTGTTGATGACTTTTTAAACTCTACTGTTATCCCAGAGAAAAAAGATTTTGCAAAAGTTGTAGAAATAGACCCCTCAATTCAACAGCGGATCGGAGTTCTAGAGCAAGAAGTTAAAAACTATAAACAAACTTGCATGAAGATTGATAAAAATAATATGTATAAAGATGAAATAGCACAACTTACTTTTCATTCTGGTATGAAAAAACCTGAAGAGTTTAAATATTATGATGAATACCAAACTCTCAAAAGTGACTTAATAGTTTTAAGATCACAGATTGAGGCAGACAAAAAAAGTTTAGATGATATAGACTTAACTGATGTCTGTCCCTCTTGTGGTCAACAAATGGATGTATCTCACTTAGAAAAGCTAAAAGAAGAGCTGTCTGAAAAGATACAAAAGTCTCAAGAAACGTATGATACAGCTATGATCAAAGCTTCTAAGTGGAGTTCTGAAATAACTGCTATCAATAATGAGTTAAAAATATTTACACAGAACGAAGAAACAATCAAAAAATTTGAACAACTATCACAGCTTTTTGATAAATCTATTTCTTCAGAATATCCAAATATTGATCAGATTAATGCAGAGCTAGATGATTTAAATAACATATATCTAAAACAGATTAAAAAGGCCGAAGAAGATAATCGATATAATGAATCTATTGCTGCACACAATGCAAAGGTTGACGCTCTAACTGAACAAAAAAATGAATTTTTAATTAGACAGAAAAGTCTAAAAGATAGTATATTATCTAAATCAAATAAGATAAATTCTTTAAATATTCTTAAAAAAGCTTTTTCTACCTCTGGAATTGTGGCTTTTAAATTAGAGAATTTAACTAAAGAATTAGAAGTTTCTATAAATTATTACTTATCTTTATTGAGTGATGGTCAATTTCAAGTAGAGTTTGCTCTTGATAAAGAAAAGTTAAATATCTCCGTTATCAATAACGGTATTAGCACTCCTATCGAAACTGTATCAGGCGGTGAATTCAGTAGGATACAAACTTCTATACTTTTAGCTATAAGATCACTACTTTCAAAATTAGGTGGAAGTAGCATAAATCTTTTATTCTTAGATGAGATTACTGGTGTATTAGATGACGAAGGTAAAGATAAGTTAATTGAAGTTTTACAAAGCGAACATGACTTAAATGTATTCTTAATTTCTCATGACTTTACACATCCATTAATCGATAAAATATCTATTGTTAAAAATGACAATATAAGCTCAATTCAGTAAGGCACAAATATGATTCAAGTAACTAAAAGAGATGGCTCTTCAGAGCCAATAACTATTGATAAGCTACACAAAGTAGTATCTTATGCTTGTGATGGTATTGCGGGGGTTTCCGCTAGTGAGGTAGAAATACACTCTCAAATACAATTTTTTGACGGTATTAAGTCTGCCGATGTACAAGAAACACTTATCAAGTCAGCTGCAGATCTAATATCAGAACAAACTCCTAATTATCAATGGGTTGCTGGTAGACTTATTAACTACCATCTTCGTAAAATGGTTTACGGGCAATTTGAGCCTTGGCACTTATCAGATTTAATAAACTTTAATGTTGAAGCAGGATTTTATGACTCTGAAATTTTAAATTCCTATAGCAAAAAGGAATTAGAAAAACTTAATTCATATATTAAGCATCAAAGAGACGACACATTAACATATGCAGCTATGGAGCAGTTTAGAGGTAAATACTTAGTTCAAAATCGTGTTACTAAGCAGATCTATGAAACTCCTCAAATGGCCTACATGCTTATAGCTATGACCTTATTCCAAGCCTACCCAAAAGAGAGTAGGCTAAAATGGGTAAAGGATTACTATGATGCAATTAGCACTTTTGATATATCTCTACCTACTCCTGTTATGGCGGGTGTACGAACTCCACAGAGACAATTTAGTTCCTGTGTCCTTATTGAAACAGATGACTCTTTGGACTCTATTAATGCTACCACTAGTTCTATTGTTAAGTATGTAAGCCAAAAAGCGGGTATCGGTATTGGTGCAGGAAGTATAAGAGCGCTTGGGTCCCCTATAAGAAGTGGTGATGCATATCATACTGGAGTTATTCCCTTTTATAAACTATTTCAATCAGCTACCAGATCATGCTCTCAAGGCGGTGTGCGTAATGGTGCTGCTACACTATACTACCCTATATGGCATTTAGAAGTAGAAGATTTACTTGTTCTTAAAAATAATAAAGGCACAGAAGACAATCGTGTTAGGCATATAGACTATGGGGTACAATTTAATAAGCTTATGTATGAAAGATTACTAGAAGGAGGAGATATAACACTATTTTCTCCAAGTGACGTTCCAGGACTGTATACATCTTTTTTCAATGATTATACACGTTTTAAAATGCTGTATGAAAGAGCAGAGAAAAATACTGATATCCGTAAAAAAACAATAAAAGCTATAGATCTATTCTCACAATTTATGGAAGAGCGTAAAAACACAGGTCGTATTTATCTTATGAACGTTGATCACGCCAATTCACACAGTAGTTTTGATGAGACCATAGCCCTAGTAAAACAGTCAAATTTATGTTGTGAAATAGACTTACCTACAAAACCTCTTAATGATTTTAATGATGAAGAGGGTGAAATAGCTCTTTGTACTCTCTCAGCAATCAATTGGGGAAATATTAAAAGT